CATGATATTTTTTACGAGCTTCTTGTACTGCGTTTTTAGCTAATTCAATAGATTTGTAATAACCTAAATATATCTTTTTATTGTTAATTTGTATTTTTGCAGACCAACATTGTTCTCTGCTATGCCAACACAATCCTTTAACGCCAGCTTTACTTTTTCCATTGTAAATTCGATTGCATTGATTTTGAGAATGAGTTGCCTCTCTTAAATTTTCAATTCTGTTGTCTGTTCTTATGCCGTTTATGTGATCTAAATACTTTGGCAATTTTTCATAATGCATCATGTACACCAAGCGATGCGTTAAATAATTTGTTTTGTTAATACAAATTCTTTTATACCCACCTGAAGTGTTAACAGAACCAGCTTCTTTGTAAGTTTGGCTTGTTCCTCTACCAGATTTTTTCCAAAACAATTTACCGTCTTGGTAAATAAACAAATCTTTAATTGTTTGTTGATCCATTTCATTCGCCCCAAATTTGTTGCCAGTTGGGAATTTCTTTACGAGTCCATTTTCCTGCTGATTTTTTTTCAAGTTCTGATGCTAACAAGATAAGTTTATCGCTTGGCATACCATTGTTGCGCCATTGACTCACGGCTGGTGGACTGACACGGCAAAGCTTGGCTACGGCAAACGTGCCACCTAATGTTTGGATAATTTCTGTTGTATTCATGTTAGATAGCTTAACAGATGAGGTTTTGTATGTGTTGACTTATCTGTTTAGATACCTTAATATCTATTTACTGACATACCCGTCAGGATTTTATACAGGTGCATAAATGAACGTTTACCAAGCAATTTCCGCAGTACAAAAAGATCTTTCTACGCAAGGCATCTCAAAAGATCGTAAAAACACACAAGGTTCTGGATACGCTTTTAGAGGTATTGACGATGTGTATAACGCTCTTGCACCATTCTTAGCAAAGCATGGTTTGTGCATACTTCCTAGAGTTTTAAACAGGGAATCAGTCGAACGTCAAAGCAAGGCTGGCGGCGCATTGTTTTACATTACCGTTGAGGTCGAGTTTGACTTAGTTGCAGCTGATGGTAGCAAGCACACAATTAAAACGTTTGGCGAGGCTATGGATAGCGGTGACAAGGCTACTAACAAAGCTATGTCAGCGGCTTACAAATATGCCTGTATGCAATCCTTTTGTATCCCGACTGAAGGCGATAACGATGCCGACGCTCAAACGCACCAGGTTGCGCCAAAGGTTGAAAAACCTAAAGGCATTGAACTGGATCACATTAAAGCGTTGATGGCCTCGGCAGTTAGTTACGAAAACCTAAAAGACATTTTTAAAGAGGCGTGGGTTTCTTGTTTAAAAGAACAACAGATTCCGCTGAAAGCCGCATACGACGAATTTAAAGCTAACTGGGAGATTATTTAATGGCAAACGATCTTAATCGCTGCGAGTTTATTGGGCGTTTGGGCAAAGACCCTGAAGTGCGTTACACCGCTGACTCTAATGCAATCTGTAATTTCTCAATTGCGGTAGGTTACAAGACCGCAACTAAAGAAACGACAGAATGGGTCAGGATCACGGCGTTTGGCAAGTTGGCAGGAATATGTGCCGACTACTTAAAGAAAGGCTCACAAGTCTTTGTGGCGGGTCGTATGACTACTCGCAAGTGGCAAAACAAAGATGGCGTGGATCAATACACAACTGAGGTGGTTGCTGACCAAATGCAGATGCTTGGTGGTCGGCCTGCGGAGGATGCGCCAGCTGCGCCTGCTAAACCAGACGGAGGTTATCGAGCCATGAAGGAAGGCACGTTTGTTCCGATGGAATCTGACTTTTCCGACCCGCCATTTTAGGAAACAATCATGAACCGTTATTTTATTTTAGATATTTCAACAGGCATCCATGATGGTTTTTATACCGATATTGGAAAAGCTTGGGACAGTTTTAATTTGTTGAAAGAAAGTTATCCAGATATACCTTGGATTGTTTGCGATATTCGTGTTGAACCTGATGATTGGGAAAAGTTTTGTGTGGCATCAGATAACAACAGATGGACTGAAAAATTAAATGACGCAGTCTGAAGAAGCAATACTTATTTCTTGGCGATTGCAGCAATGGTACGAAGGCATGGTCTTAGACGCTAGAGCCATGCAAGACTTACAGGATGCAATCGAGATGCTTAAAACATTAGCAAAGGTGCAAAAATGATTATTAAATCAACAGATTCAGAATCAGGCCATTGGTACGCAGCTGACGGTTCACCAGCGTACAAAATCATTGGCAAAAACGGTAAAGAACGTAATACGACGGTTCGTGACGCAAGGGAACTTGGTTTAAAGCCTAGCGTGACAACAATTCTTGGAATTATTGGCAAGCCTGGGTTAAACACTTGGCTGCAACAACAGGTCTTACTGGCTGCGCTGACGTTGCCACGCATTGCTGGCGAAACAGAGGAAAACTGGTTAGAACGGGTAATGACCGACAGCAAGAGTACAGGCCGTGACGCTATGGATCGTGGCACACAGATGCACGGCGTATTAGAGCGTTTTTATCGTGGCGAACAAGATGAGTACCCTGTTTATGTTAACCAGGTTGATGCGTCGATCAGAATCCACTTTGGGCATGACCAAACTTGGGAGGCAGAACGCTCGTTTGCATACGAAGGGTTTGGCGGCAAAGTTGATTTGATTGCTGAGAACATCGTGATCGACTTTAAGAGCAAAGACAAGCTCGACAAGGTTGTGCCGTATCACGAGCAATTAATGCAACTGGCGGCTTACCGTGTCGGTCTTGGCAAACCAACAGCCCGATGCGCTAATGTGTTTTTTACTGCCGAAGGTGATGTAAAACTGATTGAACATTCAGAGGATGATTTAGCTTCTGCATGGGATTGCTTTCAGTATTTACTAGCGTTTTACAAGCGTAAAAACAACCTATAATAAATTGCGGGGAAAGCCGTGTCCCTCCACACTCCTTGTTCAGCAAGTACCCGCACCCCAACAAAAATACAACAATTAGGGTTTGTCCCTATAAATAACGCTTGCATTGATTATTTAGCTAGCTTAATATTTGTACATGGCAACAACGCCATACACCACGAAAAAAGGTACATAAAATGGAAATCACAATCACAGCACACACAGCAAATGGTGATGTAACAACTTCTTACTCAGTCGCACAAATTGATTTGGCATTGCAAGAAATTAAAACAAGAACAGAAAACAATCAAATGTTTACCGTAACAGGCAAATAAACAAAACGGGGCGCAAGCCCCATCACTACGATAAAAGGTACATAAATGAACAAAGTAACGAAAGACTTAATGAAATGGTTTCCGGTTTTGGGTGAAGTCAATGCTTTAAATGTTCACAGCCAATTGATGATTGAGGGCATTGACTTTTCAAGCATTAGCAACAAAGAACTGAAAGCTGAAGCCAAGCGTGTCATTATCGAAATGTACGGAGACGAATAATGAAATACGCATACACACAATTAACAGACGCAGGCAAACGCCAACTCATGCGCGATCTTAGCCATGAGCTGTCAGACAGAAAGATTGCAGAGCTGATGGATCAATTTGCCGATGGCGTAAAAACAGACAGCAACGGCGAACCGTACATCAAGATTGACCGTGACGAGGTGTTGATGTGCGCTGTGCCAATGTACACACACTTTATTGACATTAACCATATTGAAACCGTGACAGCTAATGAGGAGGATGGCAGCGATGAATAAGCACAACTGGCCTTTTTTGACTGACCTTGGCGATCCTAACTGGACAGGTCGCACCACTCGCACAATGCGTTGCCAAACACGCTACACAAGGGCTGACGAACGCATACCGCCTATTGCTTGGGTAGTTGGCTTGTTAATGTTGGCGCTTGTGTTTGGTTTCTTCCCATTTTTATCATTGGTGATGCTATGAACGAAAAATTTTGCAAATTTTTAGAAAACCACGGCGTTGACTTGGCTGTTGGTAGCATTGAATACTGGCAAAACGAAGTTGAAATGGTTTTACTTGAAATGTGTGACGAGGCCGCAGCAGCAGAGCGCAAAATTTGTTTTGATCTTGTGTACAACTATGAGGACACTTATCACCACTTTGGCCTGTGCAAACGTGCTGCCGAACTTATCAAAGAAAGGGGCTTAACATGACCGACCAACGATTGGCAAAACAACTTGACCTGTATGAACGTGCGTACCTAGTGTTAACAATTTGGTCTGAGGATTACAACAACGTTGATCCAGATCACCAAAAAGTCATTGATGATCTGCAAAAAGAAATCAAACGTATTACTAAGGAGTTAGAAGCAAATGCAACATGGGCGCAGAGGTGAGAAATCAACGAACGATTAAAAGAGTTGGCTAAACAAGCGGGTGGCGTAATGTTTGGTGAATTGTGTGGAACATTAAACTTTGACGTTGAACGCTTTGCCGAGCTTGTGCGCCAAGATGAACGTGAGGCTTGTGCGAAGTTGTGTGACAGGATGAGCCAGTCAGTATGGACTTTTAGTAATTTTGCCGAAGCAATTAGAGCAAGGGGCAAAGAATGAACACAGCCGTTTTGATTTTGTTTATTGTCACAATGGTCGGGCTGCTTGGTCTTGTTGTTTATGCGGTTATTGATTTGCTAAAGGCGACGAAATGAACAAGATTGATTTAATTATTGATGCGCTTGAGTTGGCAAGAAACGAAATACATGACCCAACTTTTTGGGCTGATAAAGTTGACGAAGCCCTAGCCGCAGCCCGTGAGTTGCGGGAGGTTAACGCTAAGTTGCTTATGGCGTTGAAAAGTGTTGTTGCCTTTTGCGATGAAGATATGCAGCATCGTGTTCAGACATCACGAGAGTATGACATTAAGACGCTAGCACAAGCAGCAATCGCTAAGGCAGAGGTGACGAAATGAGCCGTGAAATTATGCAGCAAGCGTTGGATGCAATGGAACGATACCAAGTTAAAAGCGGTGACTTTGATCGGTTTGTTGATGAGATAGCTGCGCTACGTCAAGAGTTAGCCAAGCCTGAGAAAACCGTAGGTCAATGCGGGTGCGGTGCAAACCTGTACGTTGATGAGAACGGCAAGCCTTGCAGTAAGTTAGACTTGCCCAAGCAAGAATTTTATCCTGACTGGGACATGCTCAAGCCGTTTCACGAGCGCATTGCAGAACTTGAGGCGCAGCTAGCCAAGCTCGATGTTACCCTCATTGATGAAGGTAAGACGGAGTCACAAGTATGTTGTGGCGATTACGAACAATGTTGGAAAGCGTGTACGCAAAGAGGTCGATGGTTGGCAGAGAAAGAGTTAGCCAAGCCTGAGCAAGAGCCACGCAAAGAATGGGTCGGGCTGACTAGCGAAGATTGGGAAAACACGCCAGACACAGGCAAACAAGGTTGCGAACGTGACGCTGAATTATTTGACTGGATCGAACAAACGTTAAAGGACAAAAATGAACCAAGTCGCTAGAAACACCGATCCCGTCACCAGTTGGGACGCAGCTGACAAAGCCAAAGTTTTAGCGGGTCTGCACGGTGAGTTAGTGCTTTCTGCTTTACTTAGATATGGCCCGCAAGGAAAAGACGGAATAGCCACGATTACAGGACTCGATGGCAATCAAGTAGCCAGGCGCTTAAGTGAGTTGCAACGGGATCATAAAATTGTTTTAACTGGTCGCAACGTGCAAAGCAAAGCAGGTCGAGCCGAACGGGAATGGAAGGTTATGCCACAGCAAATGGAGTTGATATGAGCTACATCATTGGAAACTTACCGCCAATCAAGTGTTTTGTGCGGCGAGAGTATTTGTACAACTTTGAGAAAGGCCAAGGTGAGCTTGAGCCTGCCATTTGGGTGAGCATCAAAGCAATCCGTGGGCAAGTTTTTCGCATTGAAAGCCTGTTGCCACGGTACGGCGCTTTGTACGACAAATTGCCAATACAAGCCTACGTTTGGAATACCAAGCATGGTGATTTGGATTACGACATATTGCAACTTTGGGATTGCATGGGCTACAGGTTTACAGTCCATGAAAAGATTGGGTTGCGTAACCTTGGGGTCAAATTCTTAGGCAAAAACAAAGAATGGCATTTTGGTAAATACCTGTTTACGGTGGACTTTTGTGCCGACGGTATGGATGTAGACACAGGATTTACTGAAGTTGCAGAGGAACACAAATCATTTAACTTTATCCGATTAGATAATGGTCAGTTTGCAGCGCAACCAAACAATCGATGCCTTTGGTACGATCAATCGTTAATACCAACTAAAACGGACTTTCCTGATTTTCAGGCATCACGGCACATCTGGACTGTTGACGGATCACGCAAGTGGTCAGCGGGTGATGATTGGTTCTACGATATTGGGGAACGGAATGAGTGAATACAGCCCACATCCAGCAATTGAATACATTTGGGAAAATGCGCCAGCTTATGCCAAAGCAAAAGGAATACAGGCGCAGTTAGAGGCGTACAAATCTAGCCTAAAAAGCATTTTGATGAAGAAATCAGGCGAAACTAGCATAGGGGCACAAGAACGTGAGGCATACGCTCACATAGATTATCAAATTCATTGTGATGCAATTGGGGCGGCTACAGAACAGGTCGAGTTGCTTAAATGGCGCATGACAAGCGCACAGATGCGATTTGATGCCTGGCGCACCGAGCAGGCCAGTAACCGACAGATTGAGAAAATAACCAAATGATTGACTATTTTGAGAGCCTAATTAAACTGACCGCAATGATGCACCAATACCAAAAACTTGTACTGCAAGGCAAATATGACGCAGCAGCTGACGTTGCTGTGGATATGCAAATTGTCTTGGTCGACTTGCAACAATGGACAGAGGCTCAAGTTGACCAAAGCGCAACGTAAACACTATGAAAAACTGGCTAACCTTGGATGCTCATTATGCCGACACTTGGGGTATGGGGAAACACCGGCCCACATCCATCATATAAGACGGTTAGGGATGAAACGTGAAAATTCGCCGGTTATACCGCTATGCCCGACTCATCATGTGGGCAATGATGGGGTACACGGACTGGGCAAAAAGGCGTTTGCTGAAAAGTATGGGGTTACAGAAGAAGATTTATTAGCCCAAACAGAGGCGCTATTGTGATTGCCACCCTCCAGCTGCCGTTGCCACCATCGATGAATACCTATTGGCGCAACTTTAGGGGCAGAACAATACTTAGTCAGGGCGGCAGGGATTACAAACTGGCGGTACGAGAGTATGTGACAATCAACAAAGTGCCCAGTTTTGGCGCAAACAGGCTAATGGCAATCATCACTATCTTCCCAAAAGATAGGCGCAACATTGACTTAGACAATAGGCTAAAAGGCTTATTCGACGCATTGCAAGATGCAGGCGTGTTTGACGATGACGGACAGTTTGATAAGATAGAAATAGCCAGGGGGTCGATTAAATCAGGCGGCGGTTGTACAATTGTTATAGCTATCTTGTGAGGTCACTATGGACTATCCTGCCGTATTCGTCGCAACCTTGTTCCATAGCGGGACAAACGCACACTTTATGCACTTGCAAACAGACTCTTATTCCAAGCATAAAGCGTTGCAAAAATACTACGAAGGCATCATCGACTTAGTTGATACTTGGGCAGAAACGTACCAAGGGGCTTATGAGCAGATCAAAAGCTACCCAAAAGACTTTCACCTAGCTACAGACCCAGTTAAGTACATCACAAGCGTCAAAGCCTTTGTAAAAGACATTCGTGACGAATTGCCTAAAGACACAGAATTACAGAACATCATTGACGAGATTGCAGGCTTACTAAACTCAACACTCTACAAATTGAGGGCATTTAAATGAAAGCGGGACTATACGCAAATATCCTAGCTAAACAAGAGCGGATCAAAGCAGGCAGCGGTGAGAAGATGAGAAAGCCAGGCGATCCAGGCGCACCAACCGCTAAAGACTTCAAAGAGTCTGCTAAGACAGCTAAAGACGAAAAGAAATGACAGCGGCTTGGCAACGCAAAGAGGGCCAGAATCCCGAGGGCGGTCTTAATGCCAAGGGTCGATCGAGTGCCAAAGCTGAGGGCATGAACCTCAAGCCACCAGTCAAATCAGGCGATAACCCAAGACGAGCTAGTTTTCTCGCACGGATGGGCAATACGGCAGGTCCGATGGAGAAAGACGGGAAACCAACTAGGTTAGCCTTAGCCTTAAAAGCATGGGGCGCATCAAGCAAAGAAGATGCAAGGTCAAAAGCTAAGAATATCAGCGAACGTAATAAGTAAGCTAAATTTAAAGTATCTAAATCTAAGACAATTGAGAAAGATATGGCAGTAGAAAAACAATCTAAAGCTATCAAAGGCGGCAAAAGGGAAGGCGCAGGTAGACCTGTTGGTATTCCTAATAAAAGCACAACGAAAGCTCGTGAAGCGATTGCAGCCTTTGTTGATGGTAATGCACACCTATTGCAAACGTGGCTTGAGCAGATTGCTGTAGATGACAGATATGGCCCAAAGACAGCCTTTGATTGTTTTATGGCTGTTGCTGAATACCACGTTCCTAAACTTGCACGAACCGAACATACTGGCGCTAATGATGGCCCAATTGAACTGGTGGTCAAGTGGCAAGACGGGAAGTAACGCTACCCTACTCTCCACGGGGCGCTTTCAAACCATTCCATAACCGCACCGAGCGCTGGGCTTGTTTAGTTGCACACCGACGAGCCGGTAAAACAGTTGCAGCCATTAACGACATTGTTCGGGCTGCACTCATGTGCAAAAGCACAAACCCCCTATTTGCTTATATTGCGCCATTCCGCAGCCAGGCTAAGTCTGTGGCGTGGGATTACCTTAAACACTTTGCCCAACCAGTTCTCGCATCGAGCAACGAGGCCGAGCTGACCATTGAGCTTATAACTGGCGGCAAGATACGCTTGTTTGGGGCTGACAACGCAGATGCCATGCGAGGTCTAGGCTTTGATGGTGTATTCATGGACGAATATGGTGACTTTAGACCTAGCGTGTGGGGTAACGTCATTCGACCAACATTGTCAGACAAGCAGGGCTGGGCTGTGTTCGCCGGTACGCCAAAGGGCAAAAACCAGTTTTGGCAGATATTTGAAACAGCTAAGAAAACGCCTAATGAGTGGTTTCATCTTGTTTTAAAGGCTAGTGAGTCTGGGCTGCTACCTGAAACAGAATTACGGGCAGCTGCCGCACAGATCAGCGATGACCAGTTCTTGCAAGAGTACGAGTGTTCGTTTGAGGCGGCAATCCTTGGCGCTTTCTATGGCGAGGACTTACGCAAGATTACCGACGCAGGGCAAGTTAGGCGTGTTGACTACGATCCGCACCTACCAACCTACACGGCTTGGGACTTAGGTTACCGAGATGACACGGCAATTTGGTGGTATCAAGTCATCCGCAACGAAATCCACATCATTGATTATTTTGCAATAAGTGGTGCAAACATTGCAGAAATAGCTAAAATAGTCGTAGAAAAGCCGTATAAATACGCAAAACATTACCTACCGCACGATGCAAGGGCTAAAACTCTAGCAGCAGCGGGTAAGTCAGTTATTGAGCAATTGAGTGAGCATCTAGGCATTAACAATATGGCGATTGTGCCTGACTTGTCGGTGCAAGACGGGATTCAGGCGGTCAGGCAAATGTTGCCGCAATGTTGGTTTGACAGCGAACGAACGCATGATGGGCTAGAAGCACTACGGCAATATCAGCGGGAATACGACGAGGACAAGAAGGCATTTAGGCAAACGCCTAGGCATGATTGGACAAGCCACCCAGCTGACGCATTTAGGATGCTTGCGATTGCTTGGAGGTTAGAGCCGACGGTTAAGCAGCCAGATATGGTGAAGCCGTTGATTGTCGGGCCTGAGAACACAGTAACTTTGAATGATATGTGGGCAACCCACACAACAAACCGGAGTAGAAGATTATGAGTGGTGTACCTTATCCTTATGAGTATCAATACGAACACGTTGCGGTAAACCAAACGGCACAAGTGTTAGGCGGCACAGGCGCAACTGGTGACTATATCCATCGTTTGATTTGCACCGTGTCTACAGCTGCCACAGGCAACGTAATTTTGCTAGATGGGACAGGGTTTTCACACACGATTCAACCGGCATCACCAGGCGCAGGCATTGGTCAATACAACATTGAGATTAACGCTATCTCTCGCAATGGCCCGTGGAAAGTTACAACAGGCGCAGGGGTAGAAGTGTTAGCCATTGGCATCTTTAGCGCATGATCGTAGCAAGCGTATTGCGATCAGGCGGTGATTTCAAGCCTGAACACGTTTATGCGTTGCAAAAGATGTGCTCTAAGTATCTGCCACCGCATGAGTTTGTGTGTCTGTCAGACGTTGAGCTAGAGTGCAAAACCATCCCTTTGCTGCATGATTGGGTTGGTTGGTGGGCAAAGATGGAATTGTTCAGGCTACCGAGTGCGCTGTACTTTGATCTTGATACAGTGCTAACTGGTGACTGCACGGCAATGATTGAGGCGGCAAAACAGCACGATTTTGTGATTATGCGTGACGTTTATCGGGGTCAGTACAACCCGAAAGCCATGCAAAGCAGCATGATGTACTGGTCTAAACCTGTTGATTTGTATGACAAGTTTGCAGCGTTGCAGATGTACGCAGCCGGTGGTGATCAGAGTTATATCGAACACCATATGCGGGACAAAGTGACGTACTGGCAAGATATATGTGATGGTATTGTGAGCTTTAAAGCTGATGTGCTGCCTAAAGGGTTAGACGATGCCAAGGTTGTGATATTTCACGGTAAACCTAGACCGTGGGAACAAACAAGGATACCGTATGAAATTGGTTGAAGGCTGGCAAGTTCCCGATATTGACGAGTGCTGCATTAACGCACTCTTGGTTGAGCTACCAGACTTAAATGTTAGCTATACCCACCTCAATCAATTCCGCACAGTCATTCAGGCCGGCGGCAATATCGGTGTTTATCCCGCTACGATGGCAGGGCAATTTGAGCGTGTCATTACAGTCGAGCCTGATCTAACCAATTACCAAGCATTACTGCTAAACGTTGCAGGCCACGCCAACATTGAGCACCATTGGGCTGCATTTGGTGACAAAATTGGCACAGCGTCAATCGATCACCCATACCCTGAGAACATTGGGGCGCACCAGCTAAAGGCCGGTAATGACGTTCGGGTACTAACTATTGACTCATTTTGCGTAGATAACTGCGATTTCATTCAGTTAGACATTGAAGGTTATGAGCATCTAGCATTGCTTGGGGCAGAAAGAACCATTAAAAAGACGTATCCAGTTATCACTCTTGAGCTGAAAGGCTTGGGCAGTCGGTACGGGTACAGCGACGAGGACACAATTAACCTACTCCAAGATTGGGGTTACGAGATTGTCGGGCGGGTAAACCGTGACGTAATTTTTGCGAGATACTAAGATGGAAGCATTGACTGGCGTTCAAAAGTGGCTAAATGTAATTAGCCAATACGACAATGAGTTCAAGAAATGGGAGGCTCGCACAAATAAGATTGTGAGGCGCTACCGTGATGACAACCGCAATCAGAACACAAACGAAACCGCAAAGTTCAACATTTTGTGGTCTAACGTACAGACGCTAATTCCTGCGGTGTATGCCAGGCTACCAAAGGCTGACGTATCTCGACGCTTTGGGGATAACGATCCAGTTGCCCGTGTTGCCAGCCAATTGATTGAACGTGCTTTAGACTTTGAGATCGAGCATTACACCGATTTCAGATCGACCATGAAACACGCAGTCGAGGACAGGTTCTTGGGTGGTCGAGGCGTGGCATGGGTTCGCTACGAGCCGCACGTCCGGGCGCAAGACATTCCCGAAGATGGGCTGCAAGTGACCGAAGATGTGGACGAGGTTGATAGCACAGGTCAGCAAGTCAAAACTGCGATGACGCTTGATGGCGCTATGGGTGAGGAAGTCGAGCTACAAGAGGAAATTGAGTACGAGTGTGCGCCTACCGATTACGTTCATTGGAAAGACTTTGGACATTCTGTTGCCCGGACATGGGAGGAAGTCACTCAAGTCTGGCGCTGGGTGTACATGACCAAAGACAGCCTGATCGAACGCTTTGGCGAGGAAACGGCTAAATCTATTCCGTTGGATGCAGGGCCTGAAACCAACAAGCAGTATTCGACACAATCCAAGGACTTCACACGGGCTAAGATTTGCGAACTGTGGGATAAAGAAAGCGGCAAAGTGTATTGGATTAGCAAGAGCTGCCCAAACATTCTTGACGAGCGTGACGATCCGCTAGAGCTTGAGAACTTCTTTCCGTGTGCCAAGCCTTTGTACGCCACGATGACGAGCGATACGCTTGTGCCTGTGCCAGACTTTGTGCTGTATCAAGACCAAGCCACAGACCTAGATATTTTGACTGACCGCATTGACGGGCTAGTTAAGGCATTGCGTGTGCGTGGGGTCTATGATGCATCACAACCCATATTGCAGCGTCTTTTGACTGAGGGCGATAACAACACATTGATCCCAATTGATAAGTGGATGGCGTTCTCTGAAAAGGGTGGATTGAAAGGGTCGATTGACTTGTTGCCAATTGATGTGATGGCGGCAACGCTTATGCAATGCTATCGAGCAATGAATGAAATCAAAACCCAAATCTATGAAATTACAGGTATTAGTGACATTATTCGGGGACAGGGACAAGCATCTGAAACCGCTACGGCACAACAGATTAAGGGTCAGTATGCAGGACTGCGCTTGCGCTCGATGCAAGAAGATGTTGCCTTGTTTGCGAGTGAGCTATTCCAGTTAAAGGCACAGGTTATCTGCACTAAGTTCCAGCCCACAACTATCCTTATGTACGCTGCCGCACAAGGTATGCAGCCGGCAGATCAGGCGCTAATTCCACAAGCGTTGCAGTTAATCCAAGACAAGCCATTACGTTCGTTCCGCATCCAAGTCGATTCAGATAGCCTGGTGCAGATTGACGAGAATCAAAACAAACGTGAGCGAGTTGAGTTCTTGCAAGCAATGGGCGGGTTCTTGACGCAAGCGTTACCAATGGGTCAGCAAGCGCCAGAGTTAGTTCCTTTGCTGATTGAACTGGTTAAGTTTGGCGTTGGTGCATACAAGAAAGCCGCACCA